TAACAGACTTTAAACAATTCAAAAAGTGTGAAGATTGCTACAATGGGTTTTAATAATGATTAACTTACATATTCCAAAAAATTGTAAATCATAATTTACAAACTCCATTTTTAAGCCCTTTACCTTCGTAATTCAAAATCACAGGTAATTTGGCTTCCATCTTTGATTACTTCAAGCGACCTACCAAAAAAGACATAAGTGCACCAGCCGCTATGCCTACACAGGGATTGTCTTTCGGATCACTATCCGATATGGTCAATGGTGGTACCGTCACCAAGGTCTCGCATCCAGACGAAGCCCAAAAGATGGCCGAATACTACAATTCCATTAATAAGATCAGCAATACCATATCCACGCTTTCGCGCAATTGGTACATCACCGAAGATGACAATGCTCGCAAGCTCAAGGAAAACGAATATACACAAGTTTTCCTTTGGAAAAATATGATGTTCCATGGTCTCGTCCCATCCAAGGTGATCAAAACATGGATAGTCAACTATCTCAAAGGTGGCAATGGATATCTCATAATGCGCCGTGAGAATGGCAATGTGACATCATACATCAATCGCAAGTGGAATGAAATGTTTCCATTCTACGATCGTGACGGCAATGTATGGTACTATGATTATGTGAGCAAAAAGGCAATCTATTGGCTCGACGTGCTGCACCTTGCAGACATCACCGATGATGCACTCATAGGAAAAACCAAAGTAAGCCATCAAGCCGAGACGCTCGGCAAGTCCAAAGCTGCCGCTACCTTTCTCAATAAATATATGGGCAAAGGTTTATTCCTTGGTGCAGTGATAGAATATCCACTAGAAGCAGACCTTGATGACAAGACATCACGAGAGATAGAATCTACCATGGCACAGATGTATGGTGGAGTCGATAAATATAATGCCGTTGGTGTCATTACAGCCGGTGGTAAACTCAAGCAGCTCAAAACCGATATTCCACTTACGGATAGTCAATACATCGAAAACGAAATCCGTACTGACAAACAGATCAAAGGATTCTTTTCTATCCCGTATGAAATCAAAACTCAGGATGATATCAATCAATACTACAATGATGCCATCATGCCCATCATCCGTATGATCGAAGAGGAAGTATCACTCAAAGTGCCATACATAGCAGAGATAGGGAAATATTATCTAAAATTTGAAGTAGATAGCATCCTACGTGCCGCACCTGAGACCAAGATCAATGTCATCACCAAAGCAATCGATAAGGGACTCATGACCATCAATGAAGGCCGTGCCAAAATGGAATTGCCACCGATCGAAGGCGGAGACAAAATGCTCGTCATGGCCAATAATCTAGTCCCGTTGTCAGAACTGGACGATTTTGTAAAATCTAAAATGTAACACACATGGATACGCTTATATTAGAAAAACCATCCATACTCAGCCGTCAAGAAACTGAAGGACTACAAGATAGACAACACCTATTTATCATATCTGACGAAAGTCAAGATTCGTACGAAACCGTATTCAAGGTGTCAGGATGGGATTTGACATCACGGATGAAAGGCAAAAAAAGAGTGACTTATGGTCATCCATCTGTCAGCTCTACAGAGCCTGATCTTATCATCGGTATAGGTGAGGAGCGTATCGAAGGCACAAGCCTATACTCCACGCTCACACTAGAGCCTGAGTCACTAGGCAATCGCATAGCCAATGCCGTACATGGCAAGCTAGGATTCGGCAGTCTCACAGATGCATCCATCCGTGCGCGTATCATCGACGGACGTATGGGCGACGAGTCGCTAGGTGAGAATCCAAAACTATTTTATTTCACCCGACAGCAGCTTATAGATTGGGGCGTAGTGATGGAAGGCAGCAATCCCAATGCCGTCAAACAGCGATCCGATCTCGCAGACTTCATCCGCACGAAAGTACCTACCAAGTATCACCGAGAGATACAAATGTTAAAAGCCTTAGAAACAAGGTATTATATAATGTAAATTTATTTATTCATCATCAAAAATATTCAGAAATGAAAACACTTCAGGAGCTATTAGCTCTCAAACACCAAAGGGCTGAAAGAGTGAAAGCCCTGACTGGCATCATGGAAGGCGCAAATGGCATCACTGCCCGTGACCTGACCGATGCAGAGCAAAACGAAATCACCGAAATCCGCAACGGTGCAGATGCATTGGAGACTCAAATCCGCAATGCGCAATTTATCGCAGACCAAAAGGCGGCTGACGCTGCTAGACAGTTTGAAGCAAGAGGTAGAATGGCAGGTGCACCTATGGGTGACAGTGAGGAAAGAGATCAAAATAAGGTTGCGGCTAGGTATTCTATTACTAGAGCACTTCAGTATGCCGCAGACAAAAATGTTGATGCAGCTGTGGAGCGTGAGATGCATCAAGAGGCACTTGCAGAAGCGAGAGCTTCCAATTTGCCTATTACAGGCAATGGTGTATTGGTACCTGGTTTTGTTTCAAGGGCAACAGCTGCGACTGCCGCCGATGCAGGAAATTTGATTCCAACAAACCAAATGGCTACCATAGAAGGTTACAAACCACAACTCTATGTAGAGCAATTGGGTGCTACTATGCACACAGGACTTGTAGGAATCAATAATATTCCTGTAGCTGACATGACTGCAGTATCTGCATTTGTGGGAGAAGGTGCAGCCTTCACAGATGTTGCGGCCACTGTAAGAAGACCACAGGCTGTAGCAAAAGGATTGATGTCAAAGCTGACAAATTCTTGGTTTTTAAAAGCTCAAGCTGGTCCAGAATCAGACCGAATTTTATTACAAACATTGTCTAGAGCTTCTGAGAATGCGCTAAATTCAAATATCATCAAGCGTGCAAATATCAATAGCTCGCATGGATTGTTTGGAGCAGCTGACGTAGTAGATGTTTCAGGTGCTGATGGTAGTGCTATAGCTAGGGACGTATTGATAACTATGATCAATACAGCTGCCAAAAACAATGCTGGTGGTGACAAAGCAGGTTGGTTGGTATCTCCAGACGTAAGGGAATCCTTACAAAAACTAAAAACCGATACCGGATCTGGATTATTTGTGTGGGCTGATAGTTCACCAAATCAATTGCTTGGATATCAAGCTGCAGTTACCACATTAATGCCTAGCAATCTTACTAAAGGTACTGGTACTAATCTAAAAGGTGCTGCATTTGGATATTGGGAAAATCTTCATTTGTTCAATTGGGCAGTGAAGGAAATAATAGCCGATACAGCTTCCAACGATGCTGGTGTAGTATTCAAGCAGTTGGAATTCTGGGATTGGGTTTGGGCAAATCCTAAGGCTTTTGCACTCTCATATTTTATTTAAGCCAATTACAATATGGTAGAGGGATAAATGTATCTCTCTACTCATTTTTTTAATTAACACATTTTAAATTTTATATCATGTCAGAAGATAAAAATAAATCAGACCAAAAAGTAAAAGTGAGACTCCTACAAGATGATTGTATGGCGTACGCTGTAGTGGGGAAAAATGGCGAAACCCACGAAATAGATGAAGCCTTGGCTAAACGCATGATTTCAAGTGGACATGCTGCTTTGATTACAGACAAAACCGCCAAGTAAATGTTATTGCTCACAGGATCGACGACAGAGACCAATACAGGTGACCCATTAGCGATCATACCATGGGTGACCATGAAGGCCCATCTCAAGCAAAATACAGACGATGACCAAGTCGTCATCAATGCCTATATGCTTGCTGCCGTATCATTCTGTGAGCAATATCTCAACCGTTGCCTAGTGGCAAAAACCGTCAAGATGTACTACCAACCAGTAGATACGACAGTAGCTACCTTGCAACTGCGCTATCACTTTGATGACCAAGCTGTCACCGTCACTGTCATAGCTGCCGACGGTACCGAAGCTAGCGTCACATCTACCAAGATCGCTCCCGATGCCATTTATGTACCAGACCTACCTACAGGATGGCAACTCATCACTGTAGAATATACACCATCAATATACGAAGATATCCCTGGTATCATCCCTGCCATTCTCATGAAGGTAGGTGAGATGTACAATAACCGCGAAGATGGTCCCATCTCAAAAACAAGTTCTACCATTTCCATCCTAAATAGACACCGAATCAAAAGACATGCATAAATACCTTTTTCTATATTATTTCAAAATAGACTTATACGCACTGATAGGCATTATCATAGGATCGATACTGAGTTTTATTATGCCTGTATATCCATTTGTATTATTCGCATTTGTACTGATTGTCTGTGATTTATACACAGGCACCAGAGCCGCAAAACATCGCAAAGAGCAGATACACAGCAAGGGCATAGGTCGAAGCATAGAGAAAATGACGCTCTACTTTATCGCCATCATTTTGGCTGAATTCTTTAGCAAGACCTTTCTATATGGACGGGATTTTATACATGATTTTCCTATAGTCTATATAGTATCTATCACGATCAGTATCCGTGAATTGAAATCCAATTACGAAAATATACAAGAGGTCACAGATATCAACATCTGGAAAGAAATACAATCTAAAATAGACCAGATCATCAATATTTTTAAAACCAAAGAATAATAATGTCAGTCACATTCACAAACAATATAGGCAAATTCAAAAGCATCCTTGCATCAGGCAAGGCGGCTGAGATCATTGAGCCTATTGTAGCCGAACTGACATCCGATATAAAAGCAGCCACACCAGTACTGACAGGTAAGACAAGAGACAGCATCAAGAGCAAGCAACACAGCAATTTCGGACACACGATATACAGCGACGCAGAGGAAGCGCCATTTATAGAATTTGGTACAGAAGATACACCAGCCGCAGGTATGTTTCGCAAGACATTTGACAAGAAGGCCATAGCCATCGCAAAGCAGCTTGAGAATGATTTTAAAACCGCAATGGAAAATATCCGATGAAAAGTAAAATCAAAACCGCAGAGCTAAGAGACGTAGTACAGCATCATCCGATCACTGCACACAACGACGCCACAGGACTACCAAGTCCACAATATGGCACCGCCCAAAATATATATGCCAAGGTAAGACTCACACTTGCTAGTATCATCAAAGATGATAAATCACAAGTGGTGCACAATTACACCATCACGACACGTATAGACTCCAGAGTGTACAACATCGATGACAAGATCGTGTACAATGGCAAAACGATGTACATTAAGTCCATAGACCAGTTGGATATTTGGTTTCAAAATCTAGTATGCTATTATGAGTATTGAAGCCGTAGTATATGATAAGATCAAAGCTGAGATCACTGAGACGTATCGCAAGATGTCGCCTACACCTGGCATCGGTGATTATGTAGTCGTCGAGTCCATTTCTGAAGTAACGGAAGGCTCAAAAGACATCAGCAAAATGCCATTTCCAGGAGCAACAAGCAAGATGCAAGCAAAGGTATATGGCAGTAATTATAATACTGTACAGAGTTATAAAAATACATGTCTCAATATCATCCGCACAACCGAAAATCATATCGCATCAGGACTTATATGGTCCCACAGCATGGATGACTCCGTGCTATCATCATACACCAAGTCGGACCAGCGATACCAAGAAATCATATTATTTACCATCCATTATAAATAAAAACCATGCCACGCGAAGTAATCATCATTGATACCAATAATAAATACAAGATGCCACTAGGCAAGGTACTCATGACTAATGCCGATGCCAATGAATACATCGAAGCTGGGCACGCCAAAGAAGTAGCCCCAAACCCCAAACCCGTACGTAAAAAATTTATTTCATCATCCAAAAATATTAAATCATGACTTCAAAATATGTAAAAGGTCATAACCTTAGAGCATTCATAGACGGTGCTGGAGTGGGACACGCCGAAAGCTGTTCATTTTCTCTCGATGTAGATACTGAGGAAGTATCTGACAAAGATGTAGATACAGGAGCCACAGGTCCATCCGCTGTTGCACTCATCGCTGGCAAAAAGAGAGTAACTATCTCATCTACAGGATTTGTAGTAGAGTCAGAAAACGGTACTACTGCATCCACAGGTGGATATAGGACGCTACTCGAAAAGGTAAATGCTGGTGTACCAGTAGCATTCAAGTGGACTACTGACGAAGTAGGCGACACCGTTGTATCGTGCGATATTTTGCTGAGCAAATTTACCGCTACTGGTGATGATGCGAGTAAAGCCAAATACAGCATCGAAGGGAAGAGCACTGGATCCATCACCATCGCTTCAGTAACCGTTTAAAATTTCTTAAAAAATGGCAATTAAAGACCCAATCATCAATATCTCAGGTGTACCATTTCCCGTAAAATTTGGCTACTTATCGTATTCCATTTTCAACGGGCAAGGATATACCTTAGACCAATGTGCCAACGCTGAGATATTACTCCGCTTGTACCACTCTGCGATACTTGCAGGATGTCAGCGAAATAATGTACCAGAGCTGCCTTGGGCAGAATTTATGTCGAAGCTCGACGACGATGACAATACGGAAGTATTTAACGAATTGACCAAGCTGTATCAAACGACTAACGAAGCAAAAAAGTAGATGAGCTGGCCGCCTTTGCTGGATTACCACCACAAGGCATTGATAGCACTATCACAGGCGGCCAGCTCTCTGCTTATGTACAGGCGGAGAAAGATCGACGGCAATTTTGGATATCATTGGTGCAGTATCTCGCATGGTGGATAGTAAATGGTAGGAAGACTAAAGGTATGGAAACCATTCCGGTATTTGATTTCGATCCTACCATCATGGCTAAGATCATGCAGGACGAATCAAAAGCCAAAAAGGAAAGCCAATCCGAAACAGAAACCGTAGATGCTGAACACCGAGCTAAGATCAAAAAGAAAATTGACCTTATGGCATATATCGAATACCATCAAAAGAAAAAGTAAATGCCCACAGTAGCATCCTTACAGATCAAAATAGGCGCTGATGTATCTGCCGCAATCAATGGCTTGAACAAAGCTGAGTTTGCCGCCAATCAAGTCAAAAAGGCATATATCGAAGCTAATGACACGACAATACGTGGTGGTCAAACGGTTGCTATTTGGGCACAAAATTTCACACAAGCTATAGGTACGGTACAACGTGACTTGGATCGTATAGACTTATCCAAGCTCGACGACGATAGCCGAAATACTACGTCATCCATGCTTGAGATGGCTACTGGTGCACTTAAGATATCTGAAAATGTAACTACAGCATCAGCCACATTCACTGGTATGCAGCAAGTAGCTGGCCCCGCACTGGCAGGTATAGCGAAGATGTTTCCGACTATTGCGGCATCTATAGCGTCGCTTGCTGGTCCTATAGGCATCGCTGTAGGTGCCCTTGCTGCAGGTGCGGCTCTAATCGTGAGCAATTGGGATTTGGTATCTACATCCATATCCGAAGTAGAGACTGTCACCATAGCGGCAAATAAAGCTACTCAGGAGCATAAGGCAAAAGCACTCGAACTCATCGACGTACTCAAAACCGAAGTATCTACACGCAAAGAACAATCTGAAGCGATAAAAAAACTGAATGAAATCAGTCCTACGTACTTTGGTAACCTATCAGCAGAAAAAAGTACAGTTGATGATCTCAATATTGCCTATACTGCCTATGCGGCCAATCTGGATAATATCGCCAAGCTACAAGCCATCAATATAGAAGTAGGAAGTTTGTATCAGAAACAGGTACAGACACAAATTGCCCTTGAAAACGCAAAAGCAACAGCAGTTCAAGAGCAATTGAAATTTGAACAAACACTTGCATCTGTTCGTGAAGGTACCAAAAATGAATTGCCGCTCATCCTTGCAAAAAACACTGTCAAGGAACTGGATAAGCAATTGAACAATATAAACGGTCAAATATCTGCTTATAAAAAATTGGGTGCTGCCATTCCCAAACCTACAAGCGAGCCATCATATGAAGGTGATAGTGATAAAAAATCAACCAAGTCACATGAGACCAATGCCCAAAAAATCGCCAAAATATACGCCAATGCCCTTGCTGAGATCAAGGCAAAAGAAAAGGAATTTAAAGAAGGATTTCTGACAGGATCAGAATTTGATGATTTTGCGGAAAAGGAATTCAAAAGTGCATATTCGGCTATTGCCAAAATTGATGTACAAGCTCCACAGTTACCGATCATCAAAGGTGAACTCGAAGGGCTTAAAACTATTGCTCCACTTATTACTGTCGATATCGCAGTAAAA